TGGCAAGGTGACGGAGATGACACCGCCCAAGCTGGCCACTAAAAATGAAGACTACCGCGGCGGCGGAATGGGCGGCCCGGTCAGCTATTCGATGGGCTACGAAAAACTGACCGCCAGCTGGGCCCTGGCTGAAGCGGATAAACACCTGCTTAAGCTGAGCGGACTGGTTGCTCTGCATGCGGTGAATGTGCAGATGCGCGGAGTGGTTGAAGATGAACAGGGAAACTTCGGTTCAATCGTCACCACGCTGCGTGGAAAAATCACTGAAGTGGATATGGGCACCATGAAGCCCGGCGAAAAGAGTGAAACCAAATTCACGATGGATGCCAATTTCTACGAGCTGAAGATCAATGATGAAATCGTTCACTACATCGACGTGATTAATAACGTCTACACGATCGGCGGCGTCGACCAGATGATCGCGCACCGGACGATTCTCGACGGCGGACTTTCCGGAACTGCTACCGCCCTGGCGAGCGCATTCGCGCAGTGGGCTGCAGCCAAGATCGGCTGAGCATAAAGAATCTGGAGCAGAGGGCGTGGAGATGATCCTGCCCTTTGCCGTTTAAATGATGATTAAACACCGCCCGCCAAACGCGGGCAGCAAAAGGAGACACACCATGAAGACGATTACCGTAAAGCTCGAAGACCTGATTGAAGTTGCCGGCAAAAAAATTGCCGAGGTAACGATCCGTAAACCGATTGTGAAAGACCTGAAGCTGTCGAACGCCGCGGGCAATGAGCTGGAACGTTCGCTGAAACTGATTGCCGATCTGGCCGGACTCGCTCCGGAAGAAATCGACCAGATATCCCTGACTGACCTCGGAAAGATTAATGAGGAGATGGCGAAGGCAAATTTTATCCCTTCGGCTCCGATGCAGCCGAACAAATGATGTGCGAGCTCGCCCTGATCTTTCATACGTCGTTTTGCGAAATGGAAGAATGGGAGCCAGACACGCTGCTCTCCCGGCATAAACAAGCGGTGAAGATGGCTAAGTTGATTTACAGGTGACTTTAAATTCCAGCTCCGGCTGAGATACCGGGCCGAGGGACAGGAAATCCGAAAAAGGGTTTGCGATGGAAAAACAGAGCGTATCCGGACGGAGCCCACAAAACGGTCAGGATAAGCCCGGTAAGGAAGTAGCCCGGCGCGTCGTAGATCAGTAGGCAGACGGTGAGGAAAAATCCGCCGGCATAGAGGAAAAGTTTTACAATGAAAACGATCAGCGCAGTGAAGAAAATATCGAACAGCCCGCGCTTCGGGCTTTCATCCTGCTGGAGAACCTGAGTCATGCCTTTAGGTGTAACACTTCACTTCGATATAGTCAACCGCGTCAGCGCCGGCCTGAAGGATATTGCCAAGGCGGTTGCGGGTACCTCAGACCGGCTGTCGGCCTTAAGCAGTGCCGCGCAGGCAGCCGCCAAATCAACCCGAGAGGTTGAAAAAGCGATGGAAGGGCTGAATGGCGAACTTCAGCGGGCGCAGAATCTGACCTTTATCGGAGCTGAATTGCGGAAGATCGGCGATTCTATTCTGAATCCGATGAAAAACGCGGCGAAAGTCTCGATGGATTTCGGAGCGGTGATGTCGGAGGTTGCCGCCCTGACCAGCGGAACCAGTGAACAGATGGAAGCTCTGGAAACGACGGTGAAGCGGATGGCCTCCACCAGTGATGATTCACTGGATGACCTCGGAGTGAGCTTGCTGACATTGACCCGGCGCGGCCACGGCGCTCAGGATATGCTGACGATGCTGCCGAGCGTCAGCGCGCTGGCCAACGCCGGTGTGAAAGATTTTGGACGGGCGTCTGATATTACCTCCAGAGCGCTGAGAGGATTCAATTTGGAAGCCGGTGCTTCGGCCCGCGCGGCGGATGTGATTGCGCAAGTCGGCAGTCGTTCCGCCGCCGGCGTTGCCGGGCTGGGTGACGCGCTGGCTGAGTGCGCCCCGGCCGCACATGCTGCCGGAATGAGTCTAGAGAACACGGCGGTCTTTATCGGCACACTGACCGACTCCGGGATTGAAGCGTCTTCGGCCTCCGCCGCGCTGCAAATGATGCTGACCAAGCTGACCGGTCCGGCAGCCGGGGCGGCGGAACATCTTTCGGCTCTTGGCATTGAAGCGTTTGATCTGGAGGGCAATCTGCGCAATCCGCTTGAACTGCTCGACGAAATGTCGGCTTCGATGCAGGGCCTTGGATCCGGGGAGCGTCTCGGCATCTTAACGGAAATTTTCGGCGACCGCGCCGCCGTCCGGATGTCGGGTCTTATTGAGAAATCCGGAGCCGGAAGTATTGCGAAACTGACCGAATCGCTGCGCGGCGCGGAAGGTGCCGCCCTGCGGATTGGCGCGGCAATTGACAAAAACGACAAGAGCGCGCTCGAAGAGCTGGTTAATGCCTGGCAGGTTTTGCGGCTGGAGGTAGGCGACAAGCTGAAAGCGTTTTTCTCTCCGGCACTATGGCTTCTTGCCGGACTGGCCCGCGGCCTGATTTGGATTGTGAAAGCCGGCGGCCCTGTCACCACGCTGGTGCTCGGAGTTGCCGCCGCGCTCGGAGCACTGCTGGTGACGCTGGGAATTATGCTGCCGGCAATGGCGGCGCTTAGAACCGGACTGGCTGTAACCTCCGTCATGCTCCAGCTGATCAGAACTCAGGGTTTTATGACGGCCACAGGACTCAATCTGCTGCCGGTGATATTCAAAGCCTGCGCCGGCGGCGCGGTGAAGTTCGGGCTGGCCCTTAAAGGTTTAATAGCCAATCCGGTCGGATTGACCATTCTGGCCATTGCGGCAGCTGCATTTCTGCTTATTAAATACTGGCAGCCGATCAGCGGATTCTTTGTGTCCCTATGGGAAAAAATCAAAGCAGGCGCAGCGAAGGCGTGGGAGGCGATCAAGTTTCTGTTCGGGTTCTCTCCGCTCGGCATGATCATGGCGAACTGGGATCCGATTGTTAAATATTTTCGCGGCCTCTGGGATAAGATCGGCGGCATCATCGAAAAGCTTTCCGCGCCCTTCCGCCGCTTTGCGGCCGGAGCAACAGCCGGCGCGATGGCTGGCGCGGCCGTCAGTACTGCGCCGCTGCCGGCGACTGCGGGCGGCGGCATTACACCGATCGAGAGAACGATTGCCGAGGCGCGCGTTAACAACTCCAGCAGCATGGTTAATGCGCCGATCACCATTAATGCCGCGCCAGGACAGAACAGTGAAGATATCGCCCGGACGGTTTCCCGAGAACTGGATGCGCGCGATCGCCGCGGCGCCGCTCAACAGAGAGCGAGGCTGTATGATTAAAAGAGGCTTTAGACTTTGGGCTTCAGGCTTCAGGAAACAGCCGCGGTGCGAGACGCCTAAGGTTGAGTTTCCGCGTTGCATTCGCTTTCTACGTGCGACCGGCGCGCTGCGCGTCCGTGTGACCGGATATGATCACGCAACAAACGAATTTATTTATACGACGCAGTACCGCTTGTGGCATCCACTGACTTGGCTGCTGTTTCAGGGCTTCTGCGCGGCGGAAGGGTTTCTAGCGGCACCACAATTTTTCATCAAAGCAGAATGGAGGGCGCTCAATGGCTGATTCCGTTCTGCTGATTCTGGGCGAAGGCAAAGCGGCTGTTTTGTTTTCGGTAAACGGAGTGGCCTATGACGGCCTGCAGCGCTCCAGCGCCTGGCGCTGGGCCAAGATGCCGCGGATCGGCCGGCTTCCGGGACGGCAGAGTCTCGGGCCGGACGATGACACGATTGAACTGGCCGGCACGATCATTACCGAGCGCAGCGGCTACGGCAACCTGACCACCCTGCGCGCGCTGATGGCCACCGGGAAGCCGCAGCGGTTGTGTGACAGTTTCGGATATGTGCTCGGGATGTGGTGCATCGAGAGCGTGCAGGAAACGCAAAGCAATCTGCATATCGACGGCCTGCCGAGGAAACAGACCTTTTCAATCAGGCTGGCGGTCTACGGTGAAGATCATGTGAATCCGATTGTCAGCACTCCTGATCAGGATGCCGTCGACCGCTGGGAGCGTAATCGGGCCGCTGTGGAGGCAACTGCGTAATGACACCTAAACAACGCAGGAAAAACAGGCGGACCTACTGGATTGGCACATTTGTAGCCTCGGCTGCCATGATGCTTATTAACCTTGGAAAACCGTTCCCTCCGGGAACGAACCTATGGCAGGCGCTGCTTATGCTCGCAATTATCGGTAGCGCGTCATTCGGCGTCGGTTACTCGATCGCCTGGTTAAACGGATTTGATGCGGGCTTTAATGAAGGGTCTGGCGAACGTGGCTGAAGCGACCTACAGAACGAAAGACGGCGACATGGTGGATCTGATCTGTTTCCGCCATTACGGCCGTACGGCCGCTGTGACCGAAGCGGTACTGGCCGCCAACCCCGGACTCGCCGCGCGCGGTCCAATGCTGCCTGCAGGTGTGGAGATTGTTCTTCCGGACTTCGGAACGCCAGAGGACCGTCCGGTGGAAAAGGAAACGGTGAGATTATGGAGTTGATCCGTGAAAAGGTTGGTCAGGCGCTCTCTTTTTTAAAAAGTGAAGGGCTGGCGTTTGAACAGGATGGAAAGATCGGGCTGACCGAAGCCGGTCGCGCAAAATGTAAAGAACTGTTCGGACCTCTCCATGAAAGAAAACAGCGAAAAGTGAAATAATGAGACCCCTTTTTGAAATAACTGCAGACGAAGTCCGGATCACGAAGCTGATCCGCGATCGGTTTATTTCGTTGAACATTACCGATGAGGCCGGATTTGAAAGCGATACGCTGGAGATTGAACTCGACAACCGCGACCTTCAGATCAAGCCGCCGAAGACGGGCGCGGAGCTGCGCGTGTCGCTCGGCTACAAAGAAACCTATGTGAGGCCGATGGGTCTTTTTGTGGTTGATGAGTACGAGCGCTCTGGACTGCCGCACAAAATTATCATCCGGGCAAAGAGTGCTTACGGCGGCGACGGCAAGACGAAAAGCACAACGTTAACCGGTATTGAAACAGCGCTTAAAGCGATGCGGACCCGTTCTTGGGACGGCCAGACGCTGGGAATTATCGTCAGCCAGATCGCAGGCGAATGCGGCCTGGAGCCGCGGATTGATCCGGATCTGGCCGACGAGGTGATTGCGCACATTGACCAGACTGAAGGCAACTCGAATTTTCTGCTCCGCCTGGCGAAAGACCGCGACGCGATATTTAAGCCAGCGGGCGGCGAGCTGATTTTTGCTAAAAAGGGAAAAGACAAAACGGTCACCGGCAAACCGATCCCTATCGTCTGGCTGACGCTGGCTGCGCCGCGGCCAACAGAAAAAACCCCCAATTGGGCGAAGCTTTCCGGCAATGAAGACAGCTACCGGCTGACAGTGGCTGAGCGCGAAAATTTCAAAAGCGTGGCGGCAACTTACCACGATGTGTCGGCGGCACAGAAAAAGAAAATCACAGCCGGCGATGGCGAGCCGGTCCGGGAACTGCGCGGAAACTATCCAACTCCGGAAGAAGCCGCCCAGGCGGCGGACGCTGAGCTGCGGCGCATCGGCCGCGGCAAGTCCGCCCCGACCTTCAACTGTGAGGGCGAACCGCTGCTGGTCGCCGAGGGCAGACTGATGGTGGATGATTCGATGGGCAGCGATCTTGAGGGCGAGTGGGTAATCACCCGCGCGGTCCATAAGCTCGATGCAAATGGATATACAACCGACCTTGAGTGTGAGCTTCCGGAGGCCAAGCGCGCAGCTGCCGAACAAGCGGAGACCGCGAAATGAAACGGGGCTTTAAACGGCTGTTTAAACTGTGGGGCTATCGGCCCGCTCCGATCGGCCCGTCGTCTACGGATTATGAGGCGTGGCTTAAGACCAGACCGAATATTGCGGCCCGTTTTTGTAAGCACTTCAGCACTCACTCCGGATATGAAATTTGGCGCAATGCCTGGATGGCTTGTGAGCGCGAACACGGGATAAGAAAATGATCACACAGCAGGAAATCAAACGCCGGCCGCTGACTAAAGGGAATGAATATTTCACCGGGCCGTCAAAGTCGCGGAGGTTCAGGATTTCAGATCCCTGGCTCAGAGGGCCGAATCCCGGCATCGCTGTGCAGTGGTTAAAGGTTGGCGGCGGAATCGATCGCGGGCAGTTTTTCTTTTGCAAAACTGTGGATGAGTTCTGGAGCCAGCCGCTTTTTCAAAAAGCCATCGATGCGGAGGTAACCTGTGATTGTTACTTTTGAAGTTTCAAAACCGTTCCAGCCGAAGCCGATGTTGCGGCCGCAAAAGGATCTTGGCTTCCGGATTATCTGGCTGTGGTTCGGATTTTCGATTTACCGCTGCAGCTGGTCAACATTTCTTGGAGCCTGCATCGAAGTCGGCAAGGAAAAGAAGATGGAAGAATGGCATCTTGCCAGAGGGCTTAAACCATGAACGGCATGCATAAGGATACCGGGAAGCCGCTGAGCGGGCTGGAGCATCTGCGCCAGAGCGTTGAGGATATTCTGCGCACGGCTCCCGAGACGCTGGTGATCCGCCGCGAGTACGGCAGTGAGCTTTTCAGTTTGATCGATGCGCCGACTAACGCCGGAGTGCGGGCCCGCTTTACAGCCGCGACAGCCGGCGCACTGGACCGCTGGGAGCCTCGCCTGAAAACGACACGGGTTGTTTTTGAGACGGATAACTCCGAACTGGTTCGGGCAGGTCATATCTCGATCTGTCTGGAAGGATATTACATGCCGACCGGAGAGCCGGTTGTGCTGGAAGGAATTCAGATTTCATGAGTCAGGTTTTTACAGCGATTAATCTAAGCAAGCTGCCGCCTCCGCAGGTGGTCGAGATGCTTTCTGTTGAAGCGATCTTTGCAGAAATGCTGGCGAACCTTCAGCAACTGGATCCAACTTTTAACGCGCTGGTCCCGAGCGACCCGGCATATAAGATTCTCCTGGTGGCCGCCTATCGCGAGCTGCTGCTGCGCCAGCAGATGAACGATAAAGCCAAGGCGCGTATGCTGGCCTTTGCAACCGGTGCAGATCTCGACCATATCGGTGCATCGATGGCCGTTCCGGTCGCCCGCCTCGCCGGCGAAACCGACGACGCTTTCCGCGCGCGCCTGGTACTGGCTCCGGAGGCTTATTCAGTAGCCGGGCCAATCGGCGCTTATATCTTCCATGCGCTCAGCGCACACAGCGGCATTAAGAATGTTGCCGTTTGGAATCCGGGCGTCGGCGGCCGCGTCAACGTGGCCGTGCTTTCAAAGACCGGCAACGGCGCGTGTTTCGGTGCGCGCGTGAACCATCCGGCAGGTTACGCGGATGGCGCGGTGGCTATCGAGGTGACAGACGTTCTGTCTGGCCTCTCCAACGGCCAAGAGTTGACGTTTGAGGGCGGGGCGGTTTTCACATTGGATGCTGATTTTGCCGCGGGCTCAACCGAGCTTACGGGCGTTCTTGCGGGCGCTCTGGCCGATGGAGAACGTGCAGGCATTCTCCCGTTTGTCCAGGATGCGCTGGATACCGAAACCAAGCTGCCCTTATGCGATACGGTTGAGGTGATGAGTGCGGAAATTATTGAGTATGTTGTCGAGGCGCAGCTGACGATCTACGGCGGCCCGGATGCCAACACGGTACGCAACAACGCGATCGCGGCCGTGCAGGTTTATGTTGCGGCGCGGCATAAATGCGGCAACGACATCACGCTGAGCGGCCTGCTGGCCGCGCTGCATGTCGAAGGCGTTCAGGAAGTGAATCTGATCTCGCCGGCCGTGCGCATTGAAGTGGATCCCGGCCAGGCGGCGTATTGCACCGGCATCAATGTCACCATTTCCGGGAGGGATGAGTAATGGTTGCGCGGGCTGACAGATCGATCTTGCCGGGTGCGCCGCATGCCGGAGCGCCGCGTGCTCCGAAAGGCAGCTATGCGATCGATATCGCCGCGAGCCGGGCTTTCAGTCTGGATCCGCAGGTGCTTATTGACGTGACCGATCCTGATCTTTGTCCGGCGGCCGTGCTGCCATTTCTGGCGTGGGCTTATTCGGTCGACGAATGGCCTGCAGGAGCAACCGAGGCAGAGAAACGCGCGATCATCAAAGCATCTATTGCCGTGCATCGGCGCAAGGGCACGAGACGTGCGATCAAAGATGTGCTGAATGCCGCCGGGTATGGCAATGCGACGATCCGAATCGGCACGGATCTCGGCCGATATAACGGCACTGTGGCCTATGACGGATCGATCTCTTACGGGCAGGAATGGAACTGGGCGGTCTGGTCCGTGATCATCGAAAATTCCGATCCGCTCCCGTCGCCTGAACTGATTTCACTGCTGACGCAAACCGCGCCGGCGCGTTGCGTGCTGATGGACGTCGGCTATGAAAAACTTTTTTTCCGCTACAACGCCGCGTTCACGCACGATGGAACGCGGCAATATCAACGAACCTATACGGAGGCTGAATAATGAACCTGGCTGAAATTGCGACATGGGATGCTGGTATTTACCAGATTGAAACGGAAGATCTTGTACAGGGCGGCGAAGGCGGCGTTTCCAATTTGCAGGCGAAACAGCTGGCTAATCGCACACAATATTTAAAGCAGCAGCTTGAGTCAAAAGCATCACAGGCAGAGCTGGCTGCGGCAATCCCGACCGGAACCGTTTTTACCTGGGCAAGTGAACTTACTCCCGCCGGCTTCCTTCCCTGTGAAGGCGCGGCAGTTTCACGTGCCAGCTATGCCGGATTATTTGCCGCGATCGGTATTCAGTACGGCAGCGGCGACGGCGCGACGACTTTTAATCTCCCGGATTACCGCGGTCAATTTCTGCGCGGCTGGGATCATGGCGCTGGCGTGGATCCGGATGCGGCCACCCGCGCCGATCGCGGTGATGGAACCGGCGGGAATGTGGTTGGTTCTAAGCAGGAGGATGGTTTTAAAAGCCACTATCACACACTCCCGGCGAATATGCGTTCAGACTCTGGAACCTCCGTAGACGGCCCTGGGCAGGCGAACGATGGAACAGACGTCTCTCAAACTGATGCCACCGGCGGCAGTGAGACCCGCCCGACAAACATCAACGTACTCTACATCATCAAATATTAAGGAGTCTTATGAAGATTTATCTCTGCAATCTCGCAACCGGCGCATTGGTCACTTCACGCGACGCGATACTCGACCCTGCTGACCAACAGCCGATGATTCCGGCCGGCGCGACAACTATCGCGCCGCCGCCGGCGCAGGCTGGCTTTATTCGCTGTTTTGTCGGCGGCGCGTGGCAGCAGGTCGAAGATCATCGAGGAGAAACCTGGTATGACAACCGTACGCCGGTACTGATCGGCCAGCTCGGCCCGGTACCGGAAGGTCTGACCGCCGAGCCGGCACCGCTTACCGACGAGGAAAAACTTTCGGCTTTGCGCGCGGAGCGCGACCGGAAACTCTCTGCCTGTGATTTTACTCAGCTTTCTGACGCACCTTTTGATGCCGCCGGAAAAGCGGAATGGGCCGCGTATAGGCAGGCGCTGCGCGATCTCCCGGAAACGGTCGCGGATTTGGATGACATTGATTGGCCGGTTGCGCCCGGACAAATTTAGAAGC